TTATTGTTTTGTTTAATACAAACTTATTACATTTAGTAATTATTTTTATAATTGTTTCTTTTGATGCTATTTCAATAGTTATACTCCACGGATGTCCTCTTACTGCTTTAGAACGTAAGTATATAAAACGCTCATCGTGTGATGATCGCGATGAATTGTTGAATGCGCTCGGTATATCATATAATTGTAATCATGAGTATGAAAAACAAGTGGAGTTGCTTATAAATGTATGGATGATGGTTGCCGGAAAGTGTATGTGTATTATAGGACTAAAGATGTTTAATATTAAATTATTTAATTATAATAATATTTACTCGAATTAATGATTATAAATCAATAAATAAATAAATAACGGGTTGTTGTATATATGTTTAAAAATATATAATTTAAGTTATTTAATATATAGACTATAAGATATATTAAATAGTATATTAAATAATAATGAATAATAATAAAACTAAATCATTTTATGATATATTTATTGGTTGGATACATAGTATATTAAATAAATCATGCAATGATATTGATAAATTTTATAGTATACTTTTTCAACCAAACCTTTCAGAAAATATAAATGTAAAAAATAATATTAAAAAAAATTTATTATCATGGTTGTTCATTCTTATTACAATTTCAATTATTTCGTATAATAATATATTTCGTGGTATTGCCACATTTTTCTTTTTTATGTTTATTTCATATTTTTATCATGTAATTACACATGTACATAAAAACATTTTTTCTATAGTGCATCATTATCATCATGAACATGACAATTTATTCTCTCATTTTATTCAGATTGTATTAGAATCTACGATGCCTTATCCATTTGTTATAATGAGTATGTTATTTGACATCCATATTTTTGATCCATGGATCATCGTATATTTTATGTTATTTTATTGCTCTGTGCATAATGTTAATTATTCGATATTCAAAGTAAACAAAGTGCATTCACTACACCATAAAGAAGTTAATGTTAACTTCGGACCCGACGTATGTGATGTTTTATTTGGAACAAAACATTATAGTGAAAATTCCGTAGAAAATACAAATCATTATGTACCAAATATTTTAATTATAACAGGAATTGTAATTATATTAAAATATGTATGCAAAGATGAATGGGTAAAAAATAATTTATTACTATTTGTATTAACAATATTGTCATTGGGGATAATACTTTTGTTCGTTTCATCTATTGTTTTGTGGTATTTAGAATGCAAACAGTATAATAACAAGATAGAAAATAGACTTTATAAAAAAAATAATTCAGGTAGTAAAAATAAGGATGACATAGATATTCGAGAAAGATCTTTACGAAAAAAGGATGTATCGAAAGTAATACACGTTGAAGAAACAAATAAACAAATAAACCAATAAACTAGTAACTTTTGAATGTATAAACCAAAATATAAGAATAAATATAGAAATTAATATTTTTATTAATCTAATTAATATATAATAGTATATTAATTAAAAGTATGAATAAAAATAAAAATACACTTACTTCTAATGGCATAGATGCGGCTTTAGATAAAAGATTAAAAGAAACCGAAAATTGCTATAATTTTGAAAAATTAAATTATAAATCTGGATTACTTGATGATAATGTAGATGCTACGTATATTATCCATTTAGAAGGTAATGGTAGATATGAAAATATTTTAAAACAGTTAGAAACGTATACACCTACGAGTAATATTTTTATATTATTAAATAAGGGATATTTAAAATGTCCAAAAAAAGGTATAACATCGTCATCAGCGGATTTAACTGATTGTTATTTGCAGATATTTAGACACGCAAAAATGCAGAATTTAAATAATATATTAATTCTTGAGGATGATTTTACGTTTAATGAAAAAATGAAAGATTCTTTCCATATTAAAAATATTAATGATTTTCTTACAAAAAAAAGTGGGGATAATTTCATATATTTACTAGGCGCTATTCCTTGGTTTTTAGTGCCATATGATTCTTATAACTATAGGTGTTTATGTTCATCGGGTACACATTGTATAATATATAGCAAGGCTCATCGCGATGATTTTTTATTGAATTACTATCGTAAGATGATTTTTACTGACTGGGATATTAATTATAATGTAAATTTTACAAGTAGATTCATATATTATACACCTCTTTGCTATCAATTATGTTGTAACAGTGAAAATTCAAAAGACTTAAAATTTTCTAATAAATATGCTGCGTTTGGATCGGAAGTTGTAAAGTACTTAAACTATAATATAATATATAGAATTTTGGGATTAGATACAAAACCTGAACCAGGGTATTCAATAATGTATTTTTATTCAAAGGTAATCTTTTATATTGTATTGTTAGCTATGATATATATTCCTTTTTTAATAATATATATATTTAACAATTTTCATGACATAAAAAAATATATTGTTGAAGTTTTTCATTATGTTCGAAATAAAACGCAAAAAATATAATATATATGATCCGTACTGATGTAATCCGAACTTAAAAAACAATATTTTCATCGATCCATTTTTTAATTCTCAAGTTTGTGGGTTCTAATATTTTATTTAATCCGTCTATATAAATATCGTGTGATTGTTCGTTATTTCCCATAATCAATAAAGTATTGTATATAATATTATATATTTCCTGTGTGTATATATCTGTTATACGAATAAATACGTCATCTATATTTTTTATATCTTGACTTTGTTGATATTGGTTTGTATTTAATTGTTGCATGTTAGTTATCGATTTTACTTCACTATTTTTTTCTTCATCTGAATCGTTTTCTCGCAATACTTGCTGTTTAGATTTTGTATTTTTATTTTTTGTATTAGATGTAAATGATGCTGGTGAAGAACGCGATGCGTGAGACGCGTGAGAATTAGATAAATGATCTATTTCAAATGTTTCTAATCTTTTACTTGCAAATGATTCAATATTATTTCCTCCTTCTAAGATATTTTTATATAACTGAAGAGTGTGTAATATATGTATTTTATCAGTTTGACTATATGTTCGTATTAGATTATTAATACCACTTTTGGCTAACTCGATTAATAGATCATACAATTTTTTACTTTCGTGGTGTATTTTATCTTCACTTAAGAAATGATAAAATTTTTTAAATCTATAAAATATATTAAATAGATAAAATAAGTCTTCTTGAGTATCGTTATTGTACCATCTTACAACGGATTGAGAATAGTTAGGTGTTTGAATTTGTAAAATATTATTTCTGATAGTTAATTTTGTTCCTATAGGCGAAAAAGAAAGATAACCAATTTGTAGTATTGCTTGTAAAGGCTCAAGAATTGTTTCAAATCTTTCCTTCTTTTTTTTTGTTTTAATTGTACTATATAGTAGATTTAATGTTGATTGCATTTTTTTATTGTTAGTTATGTATAGTAAATAGTATCTATATTTATAATATAATTATATAAATATAAATATACATGTATTTTTAATATATTAATGAATATTACCAATACTATAAAAACGACAAATAATACAATTGAAACTAATAGTAACTATAAAAAAAATGTTAATGGTATAATATTGATACTTTCATGTCAAAAATATAAAGATACAAGATTAAAAGAATTTTCTTTACCTAATACAAGTTACAATAATTGGGAAGTAATATATGTAATTGGGGATTTATTTCAAGATAAAAATTATATTTTAGATGGTAATTTTTTGTATGTAAAGTGCGAAGATTCATATTTACATTTATTAAAAAAGTTAGTTCTATCTATCAAATATTTACATGAAATATTTAATATAAGTGAAGGAATTTTAAGATGCGGAGATGACTTGATTATTAATGAAAATAATCTTATTAAATTTTTAGATAACAGAACAAAAAAGTATGACTATTATGGTCAGCATCCTATTGGTAAAAATTATATATGTTCAATTAATACAACGAATGATTTAAAAAAAATAAAACGAGACAACTTTATGATTAATTACTATGCCTCTCATCCGGATGATTTTTTAAATCCGTATCATAATTTAAAGCATGTAAATATTTCATTATATTCAATGCGACCAGATATATATGGTGCGCTTGGAGTAATTTATTATATATCAAATAAATCTTGTAAATATTTAGTTAGACATATGGAAAGTATAAATTATGATATATTGCGATATGATAATTTTACTAAAAGTTACCCCTATACAATAGAGGATTGTGCTGTGTCTTTTATAATGTATTTAAATGGTATAAATTTTATAAATTCTTATCTTTTTTATGATTCTCCTTTATGTGATACGATATCAAAACATACAAACAAATATAAATAAGCATATATTTTATGCTTCTAATTTAGTATTATTATCATTTGTATTGATAATTATATTATCATTTTCTGTAGAACTACTTGTAGCACTATTTGTGTAAACTGAATTTTTTTTTTTCAAAAATGGATTATGATTTCTTGGCACTGAAATAGGCGTCCCATCTTCGTATGTATTTGATAAAAAAATATTATTAGCACAAAAGAGTTTTATACAAGGAATATCGTGTTTTTCACACCAACTAATCGATTTTTGTATATTTGATTTTTTCATTGTGTCAATTTTATCATAATTATTTTTATTTGTAGTCATGTTTAATGTTGTAATAATATTTTCTAATTGTCGTTGACCAAGTACTACATTTATTTCCTCTATTTTATTCAAAAAGTAATAATCGTGTTGTGTATTTATTATAGACTCAATATTATTTGTCTCATTAAGTTTACAAAATTCGTTTAAAAATACTTCGGATATTTTTACAGAATCTTTTAATAAAAAATTTTTACATACAATATATTTTTCAGAATTTGCAAGTCTACTTGTATATGGTTTTGTTACATACACTTCAGAATATATACACGATAATAGATATAATATATCAACTGTTAGTTTAGAAAAAATATCAAATATTTTTAAAATAAAATGACCTCCTCTTTTCTGCATAGTAATAGCATATATGATCTCTGAAATTAATAATTTACTTACTAGTTGTTCTTGTTTATTAAAATCAATTGACACATCTATACCACCGTCTGCAGTAATAATATCCATTGAATTTAAAAATCGATCTTTGCAGTATTTATAATTTTCTATTTTTAAAAGGTCGCCTGTACCGTCCATACCAGAAATAATATTTACATTTGGATTTTTTTCTAAAAATGTGTTACTTTTTTTCCAACCAGGACACCCAGGGTCATCACTTACAAGCGTCATTCCATAATAAGTATCATTTGCATTTTTTCTTATATGCGAAATTGCTTCAATAAATCCGCCGGGACCCTCTGCAAGGTGGAATGATGATAAACTTTTGGGTTGTAGACTTTGCCAAACCCCATTTTGTTCTATACTTGTATCATTATTTGTGTCATTATGTGTGTTACTATCGGTACTAGTTTTGAAATTATCATTCAAATCTTTTAATTCTCCTAGTTTAAATAGTTTCCATAATTCTATCATTTTATAAAAAGAACGCGATAGTGGTTTTAATTTACTAATTGACATTTTATTTCCAGGTATAATTGTGTGTATAAATTCATATGGGTTCGTATATTTTTTAATATTATCCCAAGAGTCAGCGGATACTTCTATTTGTTTTTTAAATTTTGATAAAAAGTCAAATAATGAATGTGATACGTATGACTGATTTTTTTTATCATCTTCTGAATTTTGTTTTGACGATAAAAAACTAATATTTTCGTGTATTTTTAAATTTTGAACTGATGTTAAAATATAATAAGACATTGATCTTATGGATATATGCTATACTAAATAATGTTTAGATAGTTTAATATAAAAACATTATTTAACTTGAAATTTTATTTAGTATTTACTTCCAATTTTATTTAATATTTACTTCAAATTATATATTATTTTGGAGCCTGATCGGGTGTTCCTGATGCGGATTTCTTTAATGATAATTTTAATTTTTGACTGGGTGGTGGCGGTGGTGGTGCCAATGCTGACTCCATAATTGATGATGACACTTCTGGTAAATCAGGCAACAATGCTGAATCTATAGTATCCAAACCTGATAATACAATTTTATCTACTTTTGCTTTCGACTCTTTTTTACCGAGTTTTGACTTTTTTAATATAGATTCTGCAGCATCGCTATCTAATGCTGGTTGAAGAACATCTGCCTTCTTAACTAATAATGGTGCTTTTTTACTTAACTCTACTATACCTTTGTCGCTAACATCTTTTCCTACGGCAACTGCCCCAGATGGTGTGGATTGTTTTTTACTTTTTTTGGGAGATTTTGATCCAAATAATTTTGAAACAACAGAACCTTCGGAACTTTTTGATGAAGATGATAATAATAATTCAGTTTCACTTTCTAACGTTTTAAGTTCAGCTTCTTTACTAGGTCTATATTTTAATAAAGAAGGCTTTTTACCTTCTTCCCCTAATAACTGCGATGCAACCATTTGTGCAGCAAGCGTATCTTTCAAATTTTTCCTTTCTTGGAATGACTGTATACCTGTAACACTTTGGAAAACATCTTCTACATCTACATTTGATATTTTTTTGAACACAAAGAATCTATTATAAAATGAAATCTGTTTTTCTTTTGTACTCATAGATGGTGCAAAACCATATTTTGATTTTTGGGTTTTATCTTGCTGAATATCGGTTTCCATTTTTGCAAACAATTCGGAAAACATTCCTGTACCATTAGGAATACCAAGTTTCATAGCATCCTCACGTTTAAGTAGTTCAAAACCATACGCCTCCATTAACTGTGTAAAGTATGCAAAGTTTACCAGATATTCTTTTATTTTTTTATTTATTGAATCTTGAAATACGTCGATGGCGTATCCGACACAACTTAGATCATTATCGAATGATGTTTGAGAATACTCTTTTGTTACTTCCCATATTTTTACGTCATCTACATTTAATGTAATCGAACTTCCGCGTTCAATTGAACGGAGTGCTTTAAACATGGTAACGCCATCATAGCAAGAACCAATAAAGTAACCGTCTACTTTTGTACACTGACTTATATTTTTAAGAAAGTTATTTAATTTTTGGATATTTTCGAAGAAATAATGAAGAGCAAATTGGCATGATGATATATTAAAACCGTCAACTGCTTTCCCATATTGTCTATATACTCCTTTTCCTAATACACCTTCATCTTTGGGTCCTTCGTTAAACAATGCATGAATAATTTGTTTACCTTTTTCAGTAAACATTGCTTCCCCGGATTTGATATTTACACCACTGTTTCCATTGACAAATAAAGCATACGGCATGGCACGAAATTTTTTGCGATAATTCAAGAATCTTGCACACGCACCATCTAGTCGATTTTCAATATTGTCTTTTGATAAGTCAATGCCAAATACAAATGCGAGTTGTGCTTCTATCCATTTAGGGAAATCACCTGCTTTTCCTACAGCATAGTCAATAAGTGTATTGCCTCTTGATGCAGTTTTTGTAATAAGCATTTTTTTTACATATAAATTATGAAAATCACGCATAGCGCGTGTCTTACTATCTCCGCTACTGCGGTTATAGTAGATATCATCATCGGCTAATTCGTCTGGAATGTTTTCACCTGTTTTTATCATTTCTTCGGTAATAGGATTGTGAATAGAATACCAATTATTATTTGCAACATGATACGCATTTCCGTAATTTTTTACTCCTCTTTTATATTCGGATGTTTTATCATATCGTACGCGCTCAGGTATCCATCTCCAATGTTTGGGTCGAGATGCATCATAACTAAATTCAACAATTGTTTCATCTGTAAATATTTCATCTTGTTGAGTAAACATTTGCAGTACACCATTTTCATCTTCTCGTAAAGGAATATTGCATATGTGTGTATCGGGGTCATAAGGATTTGTAGGATAAAATGGAATAGGTTTATATCCTTCACTAATATCCGCATGTCCGGGTGTAGGTAGTTTGTCATCTATAACTGCAGCACATGGTTCTAAATAACCGTGTTTTTTTTCATCATAACCGACACGCAATATTATTGTTTTATATTGTTGAAGTTGTTCACTTTTAAGTGTATCAATACCTGACTCAAAAATGTTGCCAATAATTTCCATGGCATTTTGATTTTTTTTCGTAGTAATTAAGAAGTCGATTGTGTTCTGATTTAACGGTTTCCATTTAAACGACATATCCCATGTTACTTTATGCAATGGTCCCGCTCTACCTGCAACATTACTTGCTACGCCTGTATTTGCCGGTGTATATATTAAACCGTCAATTTCATATTCATAAATTCCTGCATCTTTGCCTGCCATAATTGATCTACTGCACATAAATATATTTTTATCTGGTGTTGCAATTTCGAATTTTTTAATATTTACTTTTATTGGAACGTTGTCGCCCTGAATAATAGGCTGTATTTTCATAAACTGAAGTACTTGTTTGAGTAACTCTAACCTTGATTCTGAATTTCCTTTTCTGGCACCGCGGCGAAGATCTTCTTCTTGTTGATGTTCTTCTTTTCTTTTTCTTGCACTAGAACTTTCCCTTTTTCTTTCTTCTAAATCGGCTTCAAAAGTACCTTCATCTTCTAGTAACTCAGCTCTTACACGTGTAGCTTCTTCTTGTTCTAGTAGTTGATTTACAAATGGATGATGACGAATATCTCTATTATTTAAGAAATAAATATCAAATGCTGCGAATAAATTTATATATTCCCCTCTTTTGTTGTGTATGATATGCTCACCATCAATAAGGGTGTTATATAATTTTTCTTCACTTGCGTATGCACCGGTAAATTCAAAATCCATATTTGTATTTATTAAATATATACGCCCATTTGGAGCAATGTATAACATTTTTCGCATACCATCAGCCTTGTCCGTTACTGTATAATCTGTTCTTATATTTGGAATAGTACACTCGCTATTTATTGGTGCAATATTTGCCACTTGTAAGGTATATGATGATGGACCGAGAAAATGATTTGGATTTAGTTCTACGGGTTCATTCATTAATGCTTCAGCACTTTCTCCTGTTGCCGAACTTTTATCTCCTTTCAATTTTGATCTTGCTTCTCTTTTTTCACTTGGATGTAGTAAATAGTAATAGTCATTTTTTATATGCATAAGTTCCTCATAAGATACTGGAAAATTTGTTCCTTGAATGCCGGCTAGAATATTTTTTATACCAATTCTTAACATATCTGCAACAACAACTCCGTTTTGTAGATGCGTTCCTGCGCCAACTGCCGAGTTATCCATTTCTATTTCAATTTCATATTTTGGTTCACATGCATATACTTGAGATGCTTGAAATGAATATTCAGGTTTAAGATCACCATCTTTGCGATGCGATTCTTTAACTACGGACATGTCTACAAAGAATGGATAACTTTCATGAACAAGTGTAGTACGATTAATATGTCGAAATATTTTTTTATTATCTACCCATGTACTTAAAATGGATTGCCCTAATGATGAAGTTGGCGGGATTAGTTTTTCTTTTTGATAACTTACACGGAAATTAAATTCGTCAAAATTTACTGGACGTATGTAATCTGATCCTTCTTGTGCTGCTGTTTTTTGCACAAATCTATATGTTATATCTGCAAGATTGTCAGTCCTGCAATATTTTTGTATATTACTTAACCCATATATTTCTGCACGAATGTTGGAGAGTTTTGTCTTGCCTGTCGAGATATCAGTGAATTCAGTTTGTATTTTTAGACAATATTCTTGCGATTTAACAATTTTAAAACCTGATGAAATTAATTTTTTTATAACATTGTCAAAGTCATCTTTTGTTATATTTTTAATACCTCTTGTTCCGAATTTTACTTCTAATTCTGATATTCCATCTGAACGATTTAATACGTTGTCTAAATATTTTTGCGTGATACTGTTGAATAATTCTTTTTGACTTGAACGTTGTTGTGATTTAGACATTTTTGATCGGTATATCTCTTGTATATATAATTCTACATATTATTTTATATTGTAATCAATTTTATATTACAATATAATAATCAAAAAAATAATTATCAATTATATTTATTTATAAATAAGGTTATAACCTATGTAACGTGTCTAGTTGTTACTATATTTGTTACTATATTTGTTACTATATTTTTTGTAATATATTAGCATATAGTTCTGCTTTTGTTTTTTTTTTATTTAAATCATTTATTATAGATATATCTAATTTTTCACATATTTTAACTAGATCTCCTACTGAGTATGTCGTAATAGCTCGAAGTGGTTTATCAATGTTATCTAACTTCAATAATGATAATTTTATTTTTTCGATATAATCTTGGTGTTCTGGAATTATTTCCGCATCATTTACATTCATTTTCACAGGTAGAGCAATCGAATAATTATTTGTATCCGAATTATATTTAATAATATATGTAGGTTTATTTATATTTGTAAACATTTCATAGTACGTGTTCTTATGAACATAAAAAATATTTATATTGTAAAATATACATAATGCATACAAAACTTTAGGTGTTATATTTGTCATTAATCCTCCCTCTAAAAAGTTTTTTGAAATTTTATTTTCTTTTAATACATTTTTATTTTCTCCTTTTTTTATTCTTTCTATTGTTTGGATTTTGAACTGCTGTTCTGCTGTAAAATAGTTTGTTTCATACTCGTAGGATTCATATCCATTATATATAATATAAAAACACCAAAAAAGTGTGTCTTTTTGAGATGGTGTAAAATATTTATTTTGTTTAATATTTTCTTGGTTATTTTCTTCATTCTTTTCTTCATTCTTTTCTTCATTATTTGTATTTTTGTCTGCAATACTATGCAATATTACATTTTCATTGCTATTATTAATGTGTACTTTGCTTTCTTTTTGCAACTTTGGAACTTTTAATTTTTTATTCAAAATATTAGATGTATCTAGAGTCATGTGCTTACAATTTTTCAAAAAGGTATCTGATAACATTATATTTTTTAACATTTTTATTTTTTCTTCCATTTCTGATATTGCGGATGCATAAATATTATATTGTTCCGCTATATTTGTAAATTGTTTTTTAACTGTTGAATTCAATGCTGACGCTACCGATTCTTCACCGGTTATAGTCTTTGTTTTTTTAATATTTTGTTTTTTAGTTTTTGCATTTGATTCATGTTCTATTGTTGTTGCACTTGCACTTGACATTATAGATCGATAGCTAAAGAGATGATGCGTACTTTGTTTTATACCACATCATATCTTTATTATGGTTTTCTATATGATTATAAGTATGTAAATAATATTACTATTTAAAAAAAGAACATGCTAATTTTTGTTTCTCTTCTTCTATTTCATTCAATTGATCTTCTTGTTTATTCACATAACTCAAGTATTTATAAATTTTATCTAGTATAGATGAATCAACATATGTAAGATTTATAAAGACACCATTTTTATTTTCATTTATTTCGACATCATTATCTTTTAATATTCTCAATATTTCGATTTGATGAAATGTATTTGTTGCTTCAATTTGTTCCTTTAATGATTTTAAAGAATCTACAAAAAATTTTTTATCAGTTAAATATTTTTGCATAGGCTTTGAATAACTATTATAGTTTGTTGTGTCCATATATTCTTAGTTTAATTATTAGATTAATATAAAAAAATCTTTCTATATTAATTTATTTTCAAAATATAATTTGTATCATAATAAACGAGTAAGAATATTATGAATCTATATTACTCGTGATTTTTTGTTTTTTTGTGGCTTTTGGTTCTTTGGGTACCTTTGGTTCTTTGGGTGCCTTTGGTGCTTTGACGGCTTTTGGTTCTTTGGCAGCTTTTTGTGCTTTTACCTGCTTGGGTACTGTTCCTGTTGTCATTGTTGTTGTCGTTGTTGTAGTAAGAGTTCCATCAATAATAATTGCAGGTTTCTTTTTTAGTGTTTGTTTTTCTTTTTTCGGAGTTACTATTTCGCCTATGATTTGAATAAATTTATCATTCATTTCAAATCTTTTCCCTATAATTTTTACTTTGATTGTATCCCCCTCTTTTATAGTATTGAAATAAGAATTTGGCGACTGTGTATGATAGTCTCGTGTAATATAAACAACAATTGGCGAATGTTCATCCGACGATACAGCCCTAATACCTGCTTGTGTTATATTTTTTGCAACACAATCGATGATTGAATTTTCTACTGGATTACATACAAGACATTCAACTTCAAGATTGAATTGCACATTTTTTTGTACTATTTTACCACATGTGAAATTAATAATTCTAACGGAATCGGGTTTAATAAATCCATTCGAAATGCAGCGTCCTTCAATACAACTTATCAGTGTTGTATGTAATAGTGATAAAATATTGCTTCTACTTGATGCATGCATGTTAATCAGAATAAATGGCAACAGAATATCATAGTTGATTATTTTTTTCTTATATAAAGAACCCTCATCGTTCTTTTCATCATCGTGTTCATCGTCACTATTGTCGTTAAGATTTATATTACTTATTTTTATTGTCGTTGTCATTGTGTTTGAATTATTTTTATGTTTATTGTCTTCACTGTCGCTATTATTTCCATCACTATTACTATCGCTATTATCATCAGTATCACGAGTATTCATATTATGCGATTCTATGTGAATATTATGTGGAAAATTATCCGATCCACTATTGCATTCCGATGATCCCAATGATATTATGTCATTTGAAATATGCGTTTCTTGTATCGGACATGGCGTAATTGATATATTAATAGTTGTATCTCCAATTTCATTTACTGTAGATGAAATTGCTGTATTTGTATCTTTTTTTGCACGAGCAACGCGTGTTACTTTTTTCTTGGGTTGTGTTGTACTATCTGTAGAGGTGGTATTTGTAATCTCTTCCATATTTTTTGTAACAAATGTTGGTTGTTTGGGCATTTATACGACTGAAATGTACGGATACTGTTTACTTTATATATTAAATTATCTTTATAATAGTTTCAATTTTATTTTGTAATAAATAATAACCAATAAAATAACTAAATAAAAATGTAACTTATAAAAGTATTTTACTTTCAACTATAATATGCTTTGTATTAACTTTCTTCTCCAGGTGTTTCGCTTTCTTCTTCTTCTTGTATTTCACTTTCTTCTCCTGGTGTTTGATTTTCTTCTTCTTCAGGTGTTTCATTTTCTTCTTCTAGCGTTTCACTTGCTTCTCCTACCACTTCTGCACCTTCAGCGCTTTGAGCGCCTTCTTCAATATTTTCCAAAGATTTTGATTGACCCATCAGATCGCTTAGTACTTCACCTGTTTCCTCTGAAATAGCAGATAAAATACTAGCTGGTTTGGCAATATTTGTTCTATGTTTTTTAGTTGATTCTATTTCTTCTCTTCCAACTCCGAGTTCAAGTTCTGCAATTACAGATACAAATGTATCGTTTAATTCAAATCTTTGACCTATTACTCTTACCATGATAATATCGCCTACCTTTAATTCGGAAAAATATGGAATACTATAATGATGGTCTCTTGCTATAAAAATATTTACCGGTGAATAAATATCTTCATCTACGCGTGCGAGTATACCCGCATTCGTAATATTTTTAACAGCGCATGATATTCGCATTCCATGAGGCGGGTTACATACTAAAAACTCAAACACAACAGTAAATATCGCAACATTACCTGTAATATTTCCAGACGAATATGTTATAATTTTTACTGAGTCGCGTTTAACATAACCTTCTATACAACATTTTCCTTCAAAATTATCTGCTAATATTTTTTCAAGCACTGATTTGATATTAACACCAACAAATTTTACCGGAACAGTAAGTTTTTTTGAAATTATATTTTTAATATATAGTGACATTTTGCCTGGTATAGTACTTCTTTTAAATGAATCTCTTTTTGATCCTCTTGATGATATAAAAGATTGCATATAATAATTTATATATATTATATGTAAATAAATGTTATATATGAATAATACTGTAATTAATTATGTATTAAATAATTAAAATAACTAAATATTATTAATTTTAACTTGTAAAGGTGTCAAAAACCATCTTCTGCCGTCTTCATTATTGTAGTTAAAAAATCTTAAAATTATTTCTTGGAAAATACATAGTTCTGTTTCTGTTGTTTCGCGATTATTTTGTATAGAAAATGGTTGTGTATTGTCTATATGTATTCTATTCACAAATAATTTAATAAGTTTATCATCGGTTAATGTAAAATCTATACTTTTTTTTGCTAAACCCTCTACAAATGTTTTGTAGTCATATCCTAGAATACGAAGTAATTTTTTAATTGATATACTTTCTGATATTTTTTTTTCTTCTTTTATGATTGCGCCGAGTTCATCGCGTAAGTTGTATTCGGTATATTCGTTGCTTTTTTCTTCTGGGAGTAACTGAAGAACATCTCTTAGTTTTTCGGGTGTTAATATTAATAGTAAATTTTCTATTGTTTTTGCTCTTGATGCTTGGTCGCATCTTGCAGCAATACTACCTTTTTCTAATTTTTTAGTTTTAAATATGCGTGAAGAATAGTCATTGCGTTTCATAGATGTTATAAATCCAATAACTATGCTTAGATCATTCTCTTTATTAATTACATTTTGTCTTGTTATATCTGTTTTAAAGTAAGATGCGTCTGTAGTTCCGCCTTGTACCCATATACTTTCGTCTTTATTTTTTATGAATAACGTTGCTTTGTCGTTGTTGGATATTAATATTATACCTTCCATCTTATTTCCATGTAAAATGCAGTTTTCATAATATTCTTCCATAAGTTGGTCAAATTCGTACTCTCCTGGATTTCTTGCTCTGTCTTCAAGAATTTTTTGACGATTTATAGAGATAATATGGTTTAAAATAGAAATTGTATCATCAAGATTCAATTCTTCTAAAATATGTTCAACAATAAATTTTTTTAATAAATCATCCGGAATAAATGATAATTTACTTTTCAAAACGTGTCCACAATTATAGTACCAATCGTTATTACCTCTTGTATATGCATTTGACTGAATTGCTTTTTTAAATAAATTTCTAGATTTTTTAAGTATGGTTGGTTCTTTTTTAATTGCAGACAATAATTTTCTAACGTCTTCTTCTTCTACTTCTTCCCCTAGCGCTTCCTCTACCCTTTCCTCTACATCTTCTAGTTGATCCATTCCTTCTTCATCTGCTTTCCCTACTTCCGAATCGACATCTTCTGCTAATTGTGCATCAACGTTCATTCCTGTTTTTTTTGAAGCTATTGATGATAAATGTTTTCTTCTTATTTCTTCAAGTTTCGATGTTTCTTTACTTGTTTTTAGTATAATTTTTTCACGTTTAAAGTCAACGGGTTTTTGTCTATCACGCAATGGAATAATGGGGTTGTTTAATTCTAGAGGCTGAAAAAAATAGTATGATCCTACATTAATAAGTCTCCCATATCTACCATATTTATCTTTCAGAAATTCGTTTTTATCTTCAAGTAATTGTGTAAGTGCAATATCTATAGCCTCGATTGGATATTTTTTATTATAATTTATTGTACTAATTAGATCGCTATTTATATCTTTTAATTCATCGCTTGTTGCAATTCGTTTATAGAAGTATCGTTCTTGAAAAATGTCGCGTATACGCTGTATTATTTTATCTGTATTCATTGTTAATATTGCATCTGTAAATATATCGGATCTTTTTCCAATAGATCTGCGTGACATATCCGGTTTACAACTAAATACGCATTCCATGTAGTCACATATAGGTGAATTATTTTTATCACCTATTTTATATTCTATAGTTATGTTTGAATCACGTTCGCGATCGTAAGAAGAAAGTATTTGTGTCACGGGTTCATCATTTAATTTTTCATCAAAATTTTCTTCTGTAAAATTAGTTTGGTCAATATTTAATAAGCAATCGACTGCACTTTCTTTAAGTACACGACTTACTTCACCTATATATCTTGCTTTTCTTTCGGATAATCTATACATGTATATATCCGCTGCTTCTTGGTTGGGCGTTTTTGTTAAAATAGACCCGTGAAGAAATATCTCTACATTGCGTTTTTCAAAATCAAGATCTTTATGACTACAGTTACGCACGGCTCGTCCTATTGTCTGTTCTATTAAGTTAATATTATACCATGGTTCTAATATATGGGTTTGTCTAATATTTTTAAAGTCTAAACCTTCAGTACCCGACTTTGATATAATAACTACTTTTACAAATCTTCCATCGTAGTTGCCTTCATTTGTAGTCGCTTTAATATCGCTTACGGTATCAGGAGACAGGCTTTTATCTCCTGAAATAATAATATATTTTGCAGGAAAAAATGTTTCACCTGATTTCATTTCGCTTCTTTTTCTGCATGTTATTGCGTCGATTAGTTGTGTACCACTTGGGGGTCTATCAAATAATGAATGTGCTTTTGTTCCATATCGCGTAAATCCCATACTTTCTAATGCAAGTGCCATCGGTATTACACCACCATCAATGTAAAAACTATAAATTAATATAATACCTTCTGACTTATATATATTATCGCAAATGCTTTTTATTTTTGAACTGTAATTCCCTATTAAATCTGGTGAAAATATTGGAAGTACTGAATCTTTATATCTAAATCCTGATTTTTGGTCTTCATTGTAGTCCATAATTTGTCTGAGTCCATATTTTCCTACAAGTATTCGGATATCGTAATTTAAGTCATCTCTTTCGGGGTCGAAGTCGTCGGCAGGATATGCTATATTCAATGCTTCAAGTGGACGTTGTAATAATGTAATACCTATTGAGTCTGTCTTTTCAATATTTCGTAATTCTTCGCTATTTGATTTGTTTAATTGTTTAATAATATATGCATATACGCTTTGTTGATAGTCAGATAAATTAGATAAATATATTTTATCTTGCATATGTTCTAATTTGCGATGTTCGGGTATAATTTTTTTATTTAACTGTACCGTTGGTATTTTATATTTATCGACTTTTTCTAATTCTCCCGTTTCTCTCCCAGAGAATGTATGATCAGGGGCAAATTCATCGGGGTATATACGGTATGGGAATGTGTATGGATTTTCACCGCGGATGTAAGATATGTACCCGGTTGAAAATCTTCTTAAATTTTCGCGTCCAGTTTCTGTTATTTGCCCGGGACCTTCTTTCGTTTCTAGAAATATACCATCCTCAGGGTTATCATTAAAAATATCACGTGCATTAATAGGAGGTCTTCCATCGTTCAAGCGCATAATATTGATAAGCCATATAATCTCGCGATAACTGTTGTACATTGGTGTTCCTGATAAAAGTAACAAACGCATTAGTAGAAATGGACCAAACTTTACTAGCTTTTGTAACTGAGTAGCCACCGATCGATTTGATGAATCGTCGGTGTTGCGTATGTTATGGAACTCATCAATTACGATCAAAGAGTTGCCGAATACTTTTTTCAATTCTTGCATAACTACTTTTGTTCTTTCTGATATATCTTCTATATCCTCGCCTACATTTGATGTTTTTTCAATAAGCGTTGCAAATTGATCATAGCCGAGGAAAAGATAAGATCTGCGGATTATTTTTTTAACTTCTTTTATTACTTTTTCTTCGTCCATACCTTTCATATTCATTGGGTTAATTTCTTTCAAATATTTGTTGCCTGTGCAAGCGCGAATATTCCAAATACCGTCAATTAATTTTAGTTTTCTTCTGTCAAAAAGTTGCAGTTTAAAATTATCTTGTACATTTGGACTTGCTACGACAATTATTTTTTGAGATGTAGACATGCCAATTTGAGAAAGATAGTCTCGCATTTCTTCGCATATTGTTATCGCGGAACATGTTTTCCCCGTTCCTAGACCATGGTATAAAAGAAGACTATTATATGGTGTTTGAAATGATAGAAAATTACGTACAAATAGTTGATGTGGAGATAGCTGAAAATCGGCTCTACACATATTGTTTGCATGTTCTTTTATTTTTTCAAGAGAATCATATACAGTACCATCATATTGTGTATCGGCAAATTCTTTTTTTGAAGCTATTTTAGTATTAAAGTTTGGATCTTCTAGTGTAGGATAAAGAAAACTATATGCATCATTTTCATCGACTCCAACGTCAGGTGGTGATGGAATAGGTGACGGAGGAGCTTCAACCGGTGGTGCAGATTTTTTGTTTTTTTTTACAGCCGCGGGCTCTAGTAGTTGTGGTGGCGGAGGTGGTGGAGGTGGGGATGTTTTGGATGATGGTGGTGGAGGCGGAGGTGCTTCTGATGACGATATAGATGCATCGATCGGTGGTGGCGGTGGCGGTAAATCAACCGACGATGATGTAGATACAGATGATGCCGATGTTTGAGTTATTGATGGTATTGGTGGAGGTGCGCGAGATGATAGTGATGAGGATGATGATAATATTGGTGTATTAGATTTATTACTTTCTATTTTATCCATTTCTCCCGTTTCTCCTGTTTGCCCCGTTTTTTGTCGAACACCTTTGCTTACAGATGGTTCCGATAAAACACTCATGCTTATAGATGATGGTGCCGAGCTACGCATTTCGTCTACTTTAACACTTGGAGCAACACTATCCGGTACACTTGATAATGAAAAAACGGATGACGCATTTGATGGCGTTGTCTGCTTTGAAGATACAGGAGTTTTGTTCGGAGTTACACTTGGTGTTAATTTGCTACTAGATTTAAGTTTTATATTTATAGGTGTAACAGGTACGAGGGGTGATGGAATACTCACTTTAGATAAGTTTGAGGATGATGACGCAATATCACTAAATTGGAGTTTGCCGGATTTAACAGATGACGACATAGTAGATGGAGCAGATGAAACATCGGATAGTGAAGATAAACCTAGATTAAGAGATGGCTTTGAACTAGATGCTACAGTTGTAATAGAAGATGGTGCAGAAGAAAGATCAGAAAATACAGGTGGTGTTAATATATTTTTTGAGGAAGATGAAGATTTGGATGTTTTAATGGATGGCGGCAGTAATGACGCTTCATCAATATTTAATTCTGCATCTGAATCGGGATCTGGTTGTCTTTTTTTTAATGAAAATCTTTTTTTTGTAAGAGATTCCGATGGTGGTGGACTTTTTCTATCGGACATTATATATAAATGATTATAGTTCTTATATAATGTTAATATAATCTATATTCTTGTAATACTTTATTTATTTTTTGTATTATATTAATTTTTTCTAAATTATAAGGGCGTATTAAATTGATACAATCATCATAACTAACCCATTTTATGTTTCTAACTTCTGATTTTTGGTAATCTTGTATTTCTAATCCGCCATTTATCATATATGCTAGATAATATTTGTGCTTATAACTTTTTATATTTGACCCAATAAATATTTCTTCATATGGTATAATATTTTCAATAAGTTTAAAATCGGAAGAAGAATATCCTGTCTCTTCTGAAAACTCGCGAACTCCGCAATCAATGTCTTTTTCCTGGTAATTTCTACGTCCTTTAGGAAATCCCCATTCCGGTTCATCCCAAGATGTCGTAGAAGATTTAATTAAAGATTCAATATTATATTCAGTATCTTTAATTTTTATTCCTTTTTTTAATGATTCAAATTTATCTTTAGATGATGCCTCTTCGCTTCTATATTGAACACCCGAAAAATCACCCCATAATAATTTCCACATATTTTCAAAATCCATTGTTAATAATTTGTTTTTTTCATCAATTGTCATTTCATTAATAAGTGTCTGTATATACTGTAAATTATACAAAGGATATTTCCCTCTTATAAACTCTACAAATCCAAAACTGTCATTTCTTTGTATTAAAAGATATTGTAGCCCTCCCATTAATGAATTATATCGAAACGAAATTATACCAATACTAGTGATTGGATTTTTACAATCATTTAATAAATGACCGACTTTACCACAATTATTGCAAAAATTATTATATGGAATTTTCAAAGATTTTGCATTCATAATTATTTAATTATTTATTATATGTATTCTTTACAATCTTTTTATATTGTTTCAAATTAGTAATGGTATTAGATTCGAATGTTTGGGGACCACATTATTGGTTTGTTCTTTTGACAATTGCAATATGTTATCCAATATATCCAAATGATGTGACCAAAAAAAAGTACTATGAATTAATTCATAACTTTCCTTTATTTATGCCTGATTCACGAATAGGCAAGAATTTTAGTGGGTTGTTAGATAAATACCCAATAACTCCTTATTTAGACAGTCGCGATTCTTTTATAAAATGGGTTCATTTTATACATAACCGCGTTAATGTTATGCAAGGTAAAGAGGAAATATCACTTTCACGTGCGTTAAAAGAATACTATTATCACTATAAACCAAAAGCAATAAAAATTCAAGAAGAAAAAAAATATCGACGTAAACTAATATTTTTTGTAGTATTAGTTTTATCTGTATCTGCGGTTTATTATTTATATAAAAAATAATATAACATGTTAATTATATTTGATTATATTTTAATTAATTTTTTATTAAATTTATTGTGATAAATTAAAATGTAATGATATTATAATAAGATTATTAATATTAAATGACGGTAAAAAAATATAATAAAATGCGTTTAAGTACCAAATATAAACATAAACAAAAACACAAACACAAATACAAAGGGAAATTTAGTTTTAAAATAAGAAGATCCAAAAAAATAAATAATCAAACAAAAAAATTAGATGTAGGTGTTGTAAAAAGTAAAATAATAGGGGATTGTAAGGGAGGAGCACCTTTCATAAAGGGTGGTTATGGTTGTATTTTTAGACCAGCCCTTAAATGTGTAGGTGCAAAATCGACACCTAACTATGTTAGTAAATTGATAGAAACAAAATATGCTAAAAGGGAATATGATTATGTGATGGAGATTAAAAAGAAGTTATCAAGTTTAGGTTCGGATATAAGAAAGTATTTATTATTAGATAATGTTACAATTTGCGATCCAGCGCCTTTAACAGGAGATGATATGAAGAACATGGAAAATGTATGTGGTGATATTTTGTCAGATTTAAAAGATAAGTCTACAAATGTTCCACTAGATTCAAGTAATATAAATAATAATTTAGATAAATTCAAGATTATAAATATGCCAGAGTTGGGAATATCTATTCATGATTTTATAAAACAGGGTAAATTAACACCTGAAGACCTTATAAAAATAAATAATATTATTATTGATTATATATTAAAAATTATACCCAATATCAATAAACATGGAGTTGTACATGGGGATATAAAAAGTTCAAATATTCTGTTTAGTAAAATAGATAAAAATATTCCAATATTAATTGATTGGGGTCTTTCATATACATCGAATAAGGATGGTACTATACCCGAAGATTTATTTACATTACATGTTCAGTGGCAACATCCATTTTCTACATTTTTATTTTCAAAAGACATTATTGACCAATACGAAATATTTTTGAAGAATATGAAGAAAGATAATATTCCATTTACGCGTAATTCTTTGCGTGTTTTTGCAATATCACATTATTTGAACTATAAAAAAGTGAATGAAAAGCAACATAAGATTTTAAGAGACATATTTATAAAAGCTCATGAGGGTGATTTTTTAAAACATTTGAAAGGGGAACAATTATTTGTAGACGATGCAATAACCGAACAAATGTATATGTATTATGTAATAAATTATATTATTGATGTTTTAATGTCATATACTGATTTAAGTAAAGATAAACTCAATTTGGATAAATATTTTAGTACTGTTTATATTTATAATGTTGATATATGGGGTATAATGTCAATATATTATGAATTTATAATAAATTCTCCTACAAGTTATGCCTTATCTAGTAATGATTATAAACTATTTATTAATAAAATTATGCATATATTAATAGAACATATATTTGTAAATGGTAGTCAAAGGATTAATACTGAAAAGTTGGCAAATAGTATAAGAAATGTAAATAGATATTTGGAGGGGATAAATAAAGGAGGTCATATTAAAGAGAGAAATATAGAATTTAATAATAAAATGAAAAATAATGTATTATTTTATAAAAAAGTAGAGGATAGCATAGGATTAAGAAAAAAACAGATAGATGTGCGTGAGATAGGTATGGATATACCCGAAGTTAAAACGGGAGGAAATCGTAAAAGTAAAACTCACAAAATAAATGTAATAAAACTTTCATGTAGAGCTATGTCTACTAGAAAAAGAAAATCTATACATAAAAAATAAATAGAATATTTATTATATATTGACTATATGGTGATTATTATATAGTCAATAATATATAGTCAATAATATATAATCATTAATATATAATGAAGATAGAAGCAATAATATTTATAGTTACTGCTGTACTGATCGCAAATACATATTATGATGGCAAATTAATAAAACTATTAAATACGGTGAAAAGTAGTAAGTATTTGAAGATGGCTACTTTTGGGTTTGCAGGATTATCGCTTTACCTATTTTTAAAAAAGAATCCTGAAAATTCAAGAGAATTTTTTGGTCGAGCAAATGACATGATAAAGACATTGCCAATGACGCGTGGTTCTATGGATATAATTAGTCCATTTTTAAATTTAACAAATACAAGTTCATTTACAGATACAAATCAAGATATTTATATGAATGACAATGCAATGAGCGGAGGCGGAGGCAGCCAAGGATCTCGCGCATCACAAGTTCAACGTATGATGCAATCGGGTAGAGGAACTACTAAAAGAAGTGTAAGTGAGACTAAGAAAAAATTTGTCGCAGCAAGTCAGAATTGGTTGTGCGGCGATTGTAGAGTACAATTACCTGCATGGTTTGAAGTAGATCATGTTATTGCTTTGCATAATGGAGGAACAAATGAAGTAGGCAACTTGGTAGCGCTATGTAGAGATTGTCATGGTAAAAAAACAGCAATGGATCGTTTAGATAGTCAATAAAATGTAAAAAATAAAAAGTAAAAAAAATAAAAATGAATGGAATGAAAATGTTTTTATATATTAAATTATAATAAGATAATATATAAAACTACGATGGCATTAACATCATCGGAATTCATATCATCAATAACAAAATTTATAATATTCATGTTAATGTTAATATCATTTATTCTGTTATTTACATCAGGTGGATTAATATCTGGTTATACGATAGGCAT